GGCCTGCAGTCGTCCGCCGACAAGGCGGGCGACTTCATGGACACGGTCAACGAGTACGGCGTCCAGTTCAAGAAGGCCGGCCTGGACGGCGCGACCGCTGTTGGCCTGCTCAACCAGGCGATCCGTGCGGGCGCCAGGGACAGCGACGTGGCCGCGGACGCCATCAAGGAGTTCAGCATCAGGGCCATTGACGGCTCGGAGTCCACCGTCGATGGGTTCAAGGCCCTCGGCCTGAACGCCGACAGCATGGCTGCCAAGTTCGCCAAGGGCGGCAAGGCGGCTAATGGCGTCCTCGACCTGACCCTGGACAAACTGCGCAACGTCAAGGACCCGGTCAAGCAGAGCCAGATCGCCGTCCAACTGTTCGGCGCCCAGGCTGAGGATCTCGGCGCGGCGTTGCTCGCCATGGATCCGTCGAAGGCCGCGAACGACCTGGGCAAGGTCGGCGGAGCCGCGAAGAAGGTCGGCGACACTATTCGCGGCAACACCGCCACCGAGCTGAAGGTATTGCAGCGGCAACTGATGGGCGCGGTGGGCGACGTCGTCAGCGCGGTGGTGCTTCCGGCTCTGCGCAAGCTGGACGACGCCCTGACGTGGGTGGGCGAAGCCGCCGGTGCGGTGGGCCGCTGGTTCCAGGAGTGGGGCGCCTGGCTGGTCCCGGCTGCCCTGCTCGTCGGCGGACTGACCCTCGCACTGAACGCGCAGGCCATCGCCACCGGGCTCGTCACGGCCGTGTTCGCGGTCTACCGCGGCGCCATCCTGGCGGGCACTGCCGTGACCCAGGGGTTCGCCGCTGCGCAGGCCCTGCTGAACTCCATCATGGCTCTCAACCCCATCACGCTGATCGTGATCGCGCTGGTGGCGCTGGGTGCGGCCCTGTTCGTTGCGTGGAAGAAGAGCGAGACGTTCCGGGCGGTCGTGATGGCCGCCTGGGCGGGCATCCAGGCCGCGGCCCTCTACGTCTGGAACAACGTCCTCAAGCCCGCCTTCGAGGGCATCAAGACCGCCCTCTCGGCGGTCGGGGCCGCGTTCACGTGGCTGTGGAACACGGTCATCAAGCCCGTGTTCGGCTTCATCAGCACCGCCGCGCGCATCCTGCTGACGATCCTCACAATCGTCGTGTTCGGGCCCATCTACCTCGCGGTCAAGCTGCTCGGCGCCGTCTTCTCCTGGCTGTGGAAGAACGCGATCAGCCCCGTCATCGGGTGGATCAAGGCCGGTCTGCAGCTCCTCTGGGCGGGCGTGAAGGTCGTCTTCGGGTACTTCATGACGGGGTTGAAGACCGTCGGCGGATGGTTCAAGTGGCTCTACAGCAATGCTGTGAAGCCGGTCATCGGCTGGATCAAAGCGGGCCTGCAACTCCTCTGGACCGGCGCGAAGGTCGTCTTCGGCTGGCTGACTGCTGGCCTGAAGGCCGTTGGTGGCGTCTTCAAGTGGCTGTGGAACAACGGCGTGAAGCCCGCCTTCGCCGGCATCCGGTCGGTCATCTCCACCGTCTGGGAGTCCGGCATCCGGCCTGTGTTCGACCGCATCAAGGCCGCGACCGGCCGGGTCGCCGCCGCCTTCGAGGTGGCCCGCAAGGGCATCAAGCTGGCCTGGGACAAGGTCAAGGGCATCGCCAAGACCCCGGTGAAGTTCATCATCGACACCGTCTACAACGGCGGAATCGTCAAGGTCTGGAACAAGGTCGCTGACGTGTTCGGTGCCCCCACCCTGGACCCCATCAAGGGATTCGCCACCGGCGGCGTCCTGCCGGGCTACACCCCAGGCCGGGACGTGCATCTGGCGGCCCTGTCCGGTGGCGAGGCGGTGATGCGCCCGGAGTGGACCCGCGCGGTCGGCCCCGGCTACGTCCACTCAATGAACTCCGCTGCACGGTCCGGTGGCGTGGCCGGCGTGCAGCGTGCCCTCGGCCTGCCCGGATTCGCCGACGGCGGCATCTTCGGTTGGGTGAAGTCTGCAGCGTCCAAGGGTGTCGACCTGGCCAAGTCCGGTGCGGACTGGCTGAAGGACGGCATCAAGTCGTCCGCGCTGGCCGGGATGAACGGCATCGTCAAACCGCTCATCGACAAGATCGCGGGGTCGGCGTCGCTGTACAAGGAGATGGTCACCGGCATCCCGAAGAAGATGCTGTCGGCCATCTTCGACTTCTCCGGTAAGGCCGACAGCAAGATGGCGGCTGCAGGCATCGGCGGCAAGGGCTTCAAGTCCGCGTTGACGTTCGCCAAGTCGCAGGCCGGCAAGCCCTACATCTGGGGCGGCGTCGGCCCCAAGGGCTACGACTGCTCCGGCTTCATGAGCGCCATCGAGAACATCATCCGCGGCCTCAAGCCCTACTCCCGCCGCTGGGCCACCGGCGCCTTCTCTGGCGCCACCGCCCCCTCCGGATGGGTACGCGGCGCCCGCTCCCCGTTCATGGTGGGCATCACCAACGCCGGTGTCGGCCACACCGCGGGCACCCTCAACGGGACCAACGTGGAAAGCCGCGGCGGCGACGGCGTGGTCGTCGGATCCCGCGCCCGCGGCTACCGCGACGGCCTCTTCACCGACTGGTACGGCCTCAAGGGCTACTCCAAGGGCACCCGCGGCGCCACACCCGGCTGGGCCTGGGTCGGCGAACTCGGCCCCGAGCTGGTCCGCTTCGGCGGCGGCGAGGAGGTACTCAACCACCGCGACTCGCTGAAATTCGCCTCCACCATGGGGGCCATGCCCGGCTACGCCAAGGGCACCAGCAGCGCCAAGGTGCGGGCCGCGGCGCGCAAGCAGGTCCCCGGCGACCTGACGGCCGCGACGAAGGCTCTCACTGGCTCGGCGGCCGACATCAAGAAGGCCTTCGACGAGCTGGCGAAGGATCTGAAGGCCGCCGGTGGCGCGGGCAAGTCACTCGCGGCGTCGAGCAGCAAGGCGTCCGCGAAACTCCAGTCGCTGGCCAAGCAGCGTGACGCGGTCGACGCCCGGCTGGAGGCCGCCAGGAGCGCGGCGACCGACCAGGCGAAGACCGCGGCGGACTTCATCGGCCTGTCCAACGTGTCGGGTGCGGCGTCCGTCGCCGACCTCATCATGGGCATGCAGCAGCGGCAGTCCACGGTCAAGGCCTTCCAGGGCACGATCGCCGGCTTGTCCAAGCGGGGCCTCAATCAGGATCTGATCAGCCAGCTGGTAGCGATGGGCCCGGACAGCACACTGGCCACCCTCGTGGCGGGCGCGAACAAGGACCAGCTGGCGCAGCTCAACAAGCTCGCCAAGTCGGGTGCCGCACTGTCCACCAGCTACGGCCGCACCATGGCCGACGCCATGTTCGATGCCGGCAAGAACGCCAGCAGGGGGTTCCTGACCGGCCTGGTGTCGCAGGAGAAGGAACTCCAGGCGGCGATGAACAAGCTGGCCGCGGGCCTGGTCTCCAGCATCAAGAAGAAGCTGAAGATCAAGTCGCCGTCGCGGGTCACTCAGTGGCTCGGCGAGATGACCGGCGCGGGCGTCGGGGTCGGCCTGGACAACACGGCCAGCACGGTTGCTGCGGCTGCCGCCCGCGTGGCGGACGCAGCGGTGCCCGCAATGGAACCGGCCGCATCAACTGGGCAGGGGCTGGCTACTTCCGGTGGCGCACTGCCCCGCAAGATCCGGCTCGTCGTCCGCGACCGCGAGTTCGACGCCTACCTGGAGGACGTCGCAGACGGTCGCGTCGATGTGGCGATGACCGCCCTGCGCCGCACCGTAAAGGCCCGAGGATAGGAGGCGCTGCATGCCCATGATCGTGGACCCCTCGGCGCCTCACATCACCCCACCCAGCCCCGTCGTCTCCCCGGACGGGTGGTTCAAGGCGTCCGTCGACACCCTGTACGCCGGGGTCGTGCTGGCCGTGGACTACACGGTGCCGACGGACACGGCGCAGAACCTCGCCCTCAACCCGTCCCTGGAAAACGACCTCGCCAACACCGTCACGCTCGGCGCGAACGTCTCCCGCGCCCGCATCACCTCCGACGCCAAGTACGGCAACGCCTGCGCCGAGCACACCCACACCGGGGCGGCCTCCCAGGCCGGCTCGCTGTGGCTGATGCCGGAGCAGGGCCCGGGCACCGAGCTGCGACTCAGCTTGTGGGTCAAGGTCGTCTCCGGGGCCCCGGCCACCGGATACATCGCGTTGAGGCTGGGCACGAACACCCCCATCCAGATCCCGCTGGTCTCCGTTCCGGCAGCGGGCGCCTGGACGCGCCTGGACGCCACGTACACCCTCGGCCCGGGAGAGTCCGCGGACCGGTTCGGAATCGCGCTGAACGGCTCTTCGGGCACCGTGTGGCGCGCCGACGGGGCCATGTGCGAGCCCGGCCTGGATCTGCACGACTATGTCGACGGGGACCAGCCCGGCTGCGTCTGGGAGGGCACGGCTCACGCCAGCACCTCGCAGCGAGTCACATCCGTCGTGACCCCCGAGACGATCCGCAAGGTTCGCATCACCCGCACCGACCCGGGCCGGGACCCGGTGCCGGTTCGCTCCGCCGACCTCGCCTGGGCCATCGGGGGAGTAGGCGCCGCCTACGACCATGAGGCGCCCCTCGGTGTAGCCGTCGTATACACCGCCACCGCTGTTCGGGCAGATGGCAGCGACGGCCCTACCTCGGCGCTCGCCGTGATGGTTCCCGAACCGGCGGTGCCCGCCGACGTGTGGATCAAGTCCGTCGACGAGCCGGGCCTGTCGGCAAGGGTCACCGTTACGTCCTGGCCGCAGCTGCAGTGGGAGTCCCGTATCGACACTGCCGACGTGGCCGGCTCGCGCTACGCGGCCACCGCGCAGGACGTGTACGCCTCGGCCGGTTCGGACATCAGCATCGACGCGCAGGGCGACCAGATCGAGGTGCTCCGAACACTGCTGACCACGCCAGGCGTGCGGCTCATCCAGACCCGGTCCGCGAACCGCCGGCCCGACCAGTTCGTACTGTTCGCCACCCCCGCAGAGAGTGTGGACACCACCCCGGACGCCACCCGCACGTTCACGGCCGCCGTGCGCGAGGTGGAGCGCCCCGGAACCGCCAACCAGCCATTGCGGATCCCCGGCTGGTCCTACGACCACCTGGCCGCCCAGTACGCCAGCTACAGCGCCGTCGAGTCCACCTTCGGCAGCTATTTGGCCCTGGCCACGAACGGCGTCTTCACGTGATGACGATCAGCGCCGCGACGCTCGCCGCGCTGCCGCAGGCGATCGGCCGGCCCTACTACGCCGAGTGGTCCAACGACGGCGGTGTCACCTGGCAGCGCTGCGGTCTCGTCGCAGGATCGGCGTCCATCACTGCGGACCGCACCGCGGAGACCCGCTACACCGCGTCCGCCGACGTGGTGGGAGTAATCGAAGGCCGGGACGGCGTCAACTCGATCGCCACCAACCTGCGGCTACGGCAAGGCGTACAGCTGCCGCGCCAGGACCCGATCTGGTTCCCGGCCGGCCGGTACACGGTCACCCGCACCCGCAAGAACCGATCCGGCTCCATCACCTTGGAGCTCGACGGCCTCGAGGACGACCTGCGCTCCGCGTCTCTTCCCGTCGCCCGAACCGTCGGGCCCGGGCAGGCGAAAGACCTCGTCAAGGAACTGGTGGCCGAGGCGCTGCCCGGGGTGCCGGTGGCGTGGCGGTCCGGCGTCGACGCCAACACGCAGGTGCCGCAGATCGTCGCCACCGACGACCGGTGGGCCATCTTGTCGTCTGGCACCGACTCGACCGGCACGAACACGGGCATCGCCGCCGCGCTGGCAGGGGAGCTGTGGGTGGACGCCCGCGGCGTCGTCACCGTCGGGCCCGTGCCCACCCTGGACGATCCGGCGGTGTGGCGCATCGGCCGCGGGCTCGGCGGCGCACTGGTGGAGCCGCAGCCAGAGCAGGCCCGGGACGGGCTCGCCAACCTGTGGGTCGTCTCCGGCGACGGCGGCGACGGCTCACCGGCCGTCGGACCCGCCTTCGCCTGGGACGACGACCCGGGCTCCATCACCTACGCCGGTCCCGACCCGGTGGGCGATCCGCTCGCGCCGCAGCGGCTGGGGCTGAACGGTGTGCGGCTGCGCGTACAGAAGTACGCCTCTCCGCTCATCACCTCTTACGGCCAGGCCCTTGAGGTCGCGCAGGCGAAACTCGCCGACTCCCTCGGCGTCCAGGCCTCGCTGTCCTTCACCTCGGTCTGCAATCCCGCCCTGGAGCCGGGCGACCTCGTCGAAGTCGAGACCGCCCCGGACGTGTGGGAGCGGCACATCATCGACTCTCTGTCGTACACGCTCGGCGCCGCCTCCATGTCGTGCAAGACCCGCACCAGCACGAGGAGGGTGACGTGACCGCGTCTGTGGACCTGCTGGCCAGCCTCCTCACCCAAGGCGGCAAGAGCGCTGGCGACGTCGTCTCAGCTCAGGTTGCCGACGTCACCGAGTCCGGCCGGGTCAACCTGCAACTCGGCGACGGGTCTCTGCTGCTGGAGGTCGCCTGCCCGACCTCCTACCGGGACCGGGCCGCGGGCGACTGGGTCGCGGTACGCATGTCGTCGGTCCCCGTGGTGCTGTGGCGGCTGGGCGCCGACCCGGCCGACACCGAGCAGGACCGCATCGAGGAGCTCGCAGAGCAGGCGGCCCGCGACGTGCAAGTGGTCCGCGCGGCCACCTACGGCACTGGCGCCCCTGCGGGTTCCGGCTGGCAGGCAGCCTCCGCGGTCTACGTCCGCAAGGTGGACGGCCGCTTGGAGGTCTATTTCCAGGTCGCTGACGCCTCCGACCCGTCACCGGACACTCCGGCGGTCCCGTCGCCGAAGCCCGCCACGGTCAGCCCCAGCGACTCCGGCACCTGGCGGAGCGGGCGGCCCGACGAGTACGCCAGCGCACCGACGCAGGGCGACTGGACCGGGCGCGGGAACCGCCGTGGCGGCTGGTTCTACGGCTCCGCCATCCAGAACGCCTGCGCAGGCAAGACCGTGTCGAAGATGACCGTCGCGTTCTCCCGCAAGTCCGGTGCCGGAGTCAACGCCAAAAGACCGCTGCATCTCTACCTGCACAACCACTCCGCGCCGCCCTCGGGCCAGCTGAACCTGGGCGACGGCCCGGAGGACCTGCTGCGCCTCTCGGCCGGAGCGAAGGGAACGGCCACGCTCCCCAAGAGCTGGGCCACCGCTCTGGCGTCCGGCGCCGCCAAGGGCCTGGCCATCTACGCCACCGGCAGCAGCGACTACATGGCCGTCACCGGCGGCAAGATCACCATCGTCTTCTCCTAGGAGGCCCCGTGGCGACCATCGGCTACGCCGAACTCCCCATCCCCGGCGGAGGCGACGGGCCCACCGTCCCCGGCCATCTCGCCGAACTCGCCGAGGCCATCGACCCGCACCTGTGGCAGCACGTCACCGACCTCGCCGACCGCAACACCCGACTCTCCGCCGCGCCCGTATGGACCGTCGCCGTCGCCGCCAACGGAACGACCTGGGTGAAGACGTCCACGGACAACGTGTGGGCGACACTCTGGGAGCCGCTGCAGGACTGGCAGTCGCTCACCCTTGCCACCGGCTACGAGGCCGGACAGACCCTGCCCGAGGGGCGCATCCACAACGGCCAGGTCCACCTGCGCGGCACCATCCAGCGCATCGACGGCCAGCTCATCTCCGCCAACGGCACCAAGTTGGCGACCGTTCCGACGGCGATGATCCCGGCCCAGATCGCCCGCTACGCCGCACCGTCCTCCATGACCGGCGACGCGATGGTGGGCGCCTGCCGCATGGAGGTCTACAGCCCCGACCAGGACGGCAACGCCATCGGCAGCCGCGGCTCCGTCGTCGTCTGGTCCCAGGACGGCGAGCAGGACGAAGGCACGGCGGGCCTGGCGTGGGTCGACATCTCCGGCACCTACTGGCTCGACTGAGAGGACGGCATGCTCTACACCTTCGGCGGCACCCCCGCAGACGTCCTCACCGACACGGCCGGCAACGTCGTCACCAACTACCCCCTGCAAGTGAAGGTCGCCGGCACCGGCGCCGTCGTGACCGCCCTGTTCGAAGCCGACGGCACCACGCCGATCAGTGAACTCCGCAGCAACGGCCCCTCGTCATCCCAGCCGGGAGCGATCCGCACCTTCAAGGCCCAAGACGTCAGCGAGATCGAGTACGAGTACCTCGACGGCAGCGGCCAGCCCATCCGCTGGTACCAGGCAGCGCGAGAGGTCGCGGCCGGGGCCCTGGACGCAGCACAGGCTGCGCAGGAAGCGGCGGCCACCAAGCTGGACATGGAGACCGAGGACCCTCAGACCGTCGACGGCCCCGTCACCTTCAACTCTCCGATCAGCGCCCCCAACCTGGGCGACCAGTCCGCGGCACGCTGGTTCGTCGTCTCCGGCGCCACCGGTGACGGCGTCGCCGACGACCGGGCCGCGATCCAGGCACAGCTGGACGCCGCGCACGCAGCCGACGGCGGCATCGTCTTCATCCCGCCCGGCCGCACCTACGGGATCAGCACCTTCCTCGTCGTGTACGCAGACACCACGATCTGGGCCTACGGGGCGACGCTGAAGGCCATCGGCAACACGGGTCTCTTGCGGAACTTCGAGCCCACGGACCTGTTCGCCGGGTACACCGGACGCTCCCGCATCCGCATCCTGGGCGGCACCTGGGACGGCAACGCCGCCGACTCCGGCGTGGGCACGGTGACGGCCACGACGAACGTGATGTCGTTCGCTCACTGCGAGGACATCACCGTCCGGGACGCCACGATCACCAACGTCAGCAGCGCGCACGGGCTGGAGTTCAACTCGACCGCCCGAGGCCGAGCCCTCAACTGCCAGTTCCTCGGCTTCAAGGACAACTCCGGCGACGGCTCGCGCGACTACTCCGAGGCCGTCCAGATCGACATGGCCGTCTCCGGGTCGGTCGGCATCGGCGACTTCGACGCCACCCCGTCCAAGGACATCCTCATCGAGGGCTGCTACGTCGGCCCCTCCAGTCGGCTCGGCAGTTTCGGCCGTGGCTTCGGATCGCACATGCTGCGCACCGGCGTCTACTACTACGGCATCCGCATCATCGGCAACCGCATCGAAGACGTCCGCCAACAGGGCATCTACGGCTTCGGCTGGCGGCGTGCGATCATCTCCGGCAACGTCGTCTCCGGCTCCGGGCTCTCCGGTATCCAGCTGTCCCGCCCCGACCCGGCAGGCTCCGGGCCGTCGGAGGGATACACCATCAACGGCCGGAACATCGTCATCGTCGGCAACACCATCGAGGGAGCCGAGGACGCGTCCGGCATCCGGGTGTTCGGCGCCTCCGGCGGCACCTACGACCAGGTCACCATCGCCGGGAACAGCGTGCTGGGCTTCGCAGCGGACGCCTCCAACGGCATCCACGTGGAGTACTGCTCACGGCCGAACGTCACCGGCAACACGATCTCCGGCACCCAGTCCACCGGCATCGTGTGCTTCAACTCCGAT